AAACCAAAAGTAAATGGCTGACCAATAAATCTCATAGTAAATAAAGAGGTGTCTGTCCAAATATAAGTTGCATCTCTACCTCTAACCGCACCTACAATTTTTGATCCATCTGCAAGTCTTTGTGTACCTGCTGTGTTAACCGCTGTTGGTTGATATGTGTTAATATCTTCCTGGTTAGAAAATCTAATAAACATTTCATCTTGTGTAGTTGGATCACCAATAGTTAATTCTGTTCCAAAGAATACTAAGTGACGATCGGGAGTAGATACTAACATATCACGTGACGCTGTTGGTGCACCTGATATAATTGTAGCTCTATTATTTGTTGCGTTTGTTGCATTTGAATCCCATTCAAAACATTGTGCATTATGAATTAGTGCAATTACTTTATCTCCAAAGTTATCTATGGACCACAAACCAGGATCAACAACCAAGTCACCTGATGCAGCTTCACCCCATGCAATATAATCAGAACTATTTGTAACTGTTGCACCATTAGAGTGAGCTGATCTAGTTGAGTTTCTAACTGCTCTTGTAATACCTGTAAGAGTGTTTCCAGTTCTACCTGTATAAGATATTTCTTCATTACCTACTTGAATAAAGTTTGTACCTGTGCTTGGAAATAAAGATCCATCAGTTAATGTAATAGATGTTCCAGATCCGCCTGTACCTGCAGTGTCGTCTAATAATGCTCCATTTAAAGTTGTTGTTGCCTCTCCTGGTACTGTTCCACCCCATTGACCTAATCCAAAACCAAAACCTGGTAATTGAGTTGCTGGTCCTACTGAGTAATAATGTTGTACTCTAATTCCACCAGACGCTGTTGCACCTGATCCGGATTCATTAGAAGGCATTGTAATAGTTAAAGTGGTAGCTGTCGGCACAGATGTTACCATAAATTTTTTGTCATCAAAATCTGATGCTGAATAGTTTGAGTTCGTAATTGTTGAAAAATTATCTAAAAGAATAATATCATTAGCATTTATTCCATGACTTGTACTAAAGGTTATAGTAACTGTGGGTGAACCATTGGTTGTAGTAAAAGCATTTGTTAATGTTGTTGTGGTTTTAATAGGATGAATATCGTAGAATATACCTCCTGAATAAGCATATAGTATTCTGTTTGTACCTATAATTGCAAACTTGTTACCAGACTTATTGACTAAATGATGTAAAGCTCTTGCAGCTCCTGTAAGTTTTGACTCACCTAATTGTTGCCAACCACCTATCTTTTCAGGTGTTCCATATCTAAAACGTACATTATCTCCATCAACCCATTGCCCTTCAGCTGTGGTTTCTGTAACTTGTTTATTGAATCCTGGTGCAAAACCTATCTTTTGTAGCATAGCGGCTTATTATATAATATTTAAATTATAATGACTACATATAATTTATGTTGACATTCAATAACCAGAGTATCTTTTTTTAGTTTCTATAGCCCCTACCAATACTCTTTTATACTTTAAAGAAGTTTTAGCTTTATGTGGTATTTTTGCATGAAAAAAAATTATTTTACCTTTTTTTGGTTTTTCAATAATAGTTCTGTCTTTAAAATTAAATATGGTGTCTCCATCCGCATTGTTTAAATATAATATGAAAGAATAAACTTCATGAGGATGTATGTGTAAACCTTGCCTACCACCTTTATTATAATGTATTAAATGTAAATGAATAAGATCCGATGTTTTAAATAAACCATTGAGCAGTTGTTCTTTTATTTTAGGTTTTATTTCTTTTACAATATTTGGAGTTTGAAAACCATTGACAGTTTCAACTTTTGATTTTGTATATCGATAATTATTTTTAATATAACCATCTAATTTTTCATTAAAGTAATTAACTATTTTACTGTTTAAATATTGAATATGATACATATTACTACTGTTTTGTTAAAGTGATGTTCCATTCTAGTTTTTTTAAAATTAATAATAAATCGATTTCTTTTAATTTATGCTCAATAATATATTGGTGAAGCTCTTTAGCTTCTATTATGTACCATGCGTCTAATTGTTCTATAACTATTTTATCGGCTTTTGAAGCTGTGCTTATTTTTTTAAAAAAAATATTATTTTTTGTAGTTAGGGGTCGTACATCAAATTTAAATTCTTTATTTGATCTGTTTTTTAAAATACCCTTTACATCCCACAACTCTTTTTCTTGTTGTTTTTTACTAGGGTAAGTTTTCTTAATTAAAAATTTATTTGAAAAAATATTTTTATCCATATTTAACTAATTGTATAGTTTGTTGAAATACATATTCTTTTTTCTTTAGATTTAAACGGGTAAACCAAATGAGTTAAATTAGAAGGAAAAATTAATAAATCATTAACCTCTGGTTGTATAATTACTTTATCAATATTTAACTTTCTTTTTTCACCGTATTTAAATGTAATAGCTCCTGGTCCTCCAAATTTATTTTTAAATTCCAATTGTGGTGTTGATTTATTTACTTTTAAATAGAGCACAGAACTAAAATCTGCATAGTGATCATGCATAGGAACAAATTCATTTTCTTTTATATCATTAATCCAACAATGGGTAATCGTTATTTTTTTACCCAAATTTTTATTATACCACCGGGAAGCTTCCGTCATAAAAACTTGTAAATAAACTTTGATAACTTCGCTAAAAACATCTTTATCAAAAGGGTATTCTTCTTCAATTGTATTTGCCAATTCCTTTACATAAGGAATTTTTGATTTTTTATATGCTTTTAAAAGTTTATTAACTTCTTCTTTTTTTATTTTAGTAGAGAATAAAATTGGACCCCAATTATATATTTTATAGTTCATAATTTTTTTCATGTTTATTTTATTTTAAAATCTAAATTTATAACTGTTCTCTTAACATAATTAATTGGATTATTGCCAGCATGAAAAACATGGCCATTAAACATAACACATCTCCCTTGTTTAGGAGAAATTCTTTTATACTCATTTAAATTTTTTGTATCTAAAGCAGTAGGATCCCCTTTATTCCATTTGTCATTAAATAAAACAGTATCCCCATCTGAGTCTTCTACATAGTAAATTAAACTTTTATAATTATCTGCTTCATCTAAATCAACATGAGGTATGTTATGTTTTTCAAAGCTGTGATTGACTGTTTGTAATGTTCTTCGTATTCTTATTCTTAAAATATCTTTTAATTCAAATTTTTTATAGTTTCTCACATAGTGTAATAATTTTAAACACATTTTATAATGCCCTGAATTTATTTTTTGAGGTAGCATAAAAATTGTGTGGACTATTCCAGGTGTTTCTGTAATTTTTTTATTTTTAGGGTTCATTATTTCATTTTCACCAAATACACTATTATAAAAATACCATTGAAAGTTATTACTATTAATTGTTTCTTTAATTTCATTTTGAAACTTTAAAGGAATAATATTATCTAATATTTCTAAATCACTCATATTCTTTAATATCTCTTATGTTGGGTATACCTAGATGTTCTCTGCCATCATAAATATTATTTTTTGTTTTGGTATTATAATGTAAAAAAACTTGACTACATATTTTTCCTTTAAAAGGAAGTCTCCAATGTTCAAACTTATCACCTGGATATACAACCAAATCACCTGGATTTAAAATAATTTTTCTTCCTTTATTATTTTTACCACCAGTTTCATCTATGTATATAGGCCACTCATCTCCTCCTAAATTTAAAGTAATAGATATTTCACAACTTTTTCTATCTATGTGTCTTTTTAAATCATCATTTTTTTTATATAATCTTGCATAACTATAATTTGGAACTAATTTAATTTTTAATTTTTTTTCAAGAATAGGTTGTATTTTATTTAATAGTGTTTCAAAAGCAGTAGCTGAATATATAGAATATGTATTTGGAACTTGGTAATCTTCAAACGTACCAAAAAATTCTTTCTTCGGTTGAACTATATTGTTATCTAATAAAAATATATAAACTTGTTTTTTTAAAATTAAATATTCATGTAAAAACAAAGTTAATTCTTTACTTATTACATTTCTTATAATTTTTATTTTTTCCATTATTCAAATGGTTTTCCTAGTGTCCAATTTACTAGAGTGTATTTAGTTCCTTTTGTAACTGGAGTTACTCTATGTAGCATAAAAGAAGGAAACACAATAATACTTCCTTTTTTCATTAATTGTTTAGTTTGAAATAATTGTGGTTTATTAGAATAACTTTCAAATTCAAGATCACCTCCCTCATAATCTTTTGGATTATTTAACCACAATGATAAACTTAATTTTCTAACTTTATTTGAATAATTACCATGGTCATTTGAATAAGGTTCCCCTGATGAATCTTGATGCCAATTGTAATATTGTTTTTTATTGTATTTTGTAAATTGAGAACTTTCATGCCAATCATATTGAAAATTCCAACCAGCTTTTTTATTTGCGGTTTCTATAAAAGGACTAATAAAACTATATATTTTTTTATCATTTAAAAAACAAACATCTGAATCTCTAGTTTTTTTCTTAACTTCTAATTTTATATTAGCATTACCAACAGTTCCTTTTTTAAGAATATTTTTACTGCCTTGGTTTATAATGTAATCACATTGTTTTGAAGACAAGCCTTTTTTAAAATACCAAAATATATTTTTTAACACTATTAATTCTTTCTTTTAATTTTTTTAACTTGTAAACGTACTGTTTGTGTCATCCCAGTAATATATTGTTTCCTCTGTTAAGTCAAGATTATTTGTTGCTTCAAGTCTTTGTGTATCAGGATTCCAAGTTGCTGGATACAAATTTTTACCTTCAATTGCTGAATATGAATTTTTTGTAGGTCTATTAGTAATAGGGCATTCCCAAATCCAAGTTGTAGTATTTAAAATCCAATTATCATAAGGTTTATTCATAATAAATTTATCATTAACTGGATCATAATAAAACTCAAGTATGCCTGGAAAATTACCTCTAAAAGATTTATCCTCAAAACATTGTTTCCAAGTTCCTGTTGATACATTATTATTACACCAATTTTCACCATCAATGTGCATAGGGTTATCACTTAAAGGGCCATCAGCTGTAGGTATATCACCACCTACAATAACCATGTCTATAACAACATTTGATTCATTTAATTTTGCAAAGTAACATTTAGTCATATTAGCCTATTGAAAGTGTCCCTGTCACTGTAAAAGTTGCAACAGTGCTTCCATCTGGGTGAGTACCTGTTGAGTTTGTCCCTGGTGCTACCGTTAAAGTTTGACCACCGGGTGCTTTAATAATTACTAATCCATCACTTCCATTACCGCCGCCGGCATTATTAGGGTGATCTCCTCCAGCTCCTCCGCCACCACTTCCATTTCCAGTAGCATTAGATCCGTTTCCAAATCTATTACCTCCAGGTCCTCCGCCACCAGATCCTCCTGTTCCACCAGAGGCCGAAGTGTATCCTCCGCCACCTCCGCCACCTGCATAGGTTGCAGAACTTCCAGGTGATTGAAAAGTAGAAGCTCTTCCATTTCCACCATTTCCGCCTTCACCAGCACTTCCAACGGCTCCGGCTCCTCCGCCGCCTCCGGTGCCCGCTCCACCATTATTACCTTCTGATGGACTAAATCCTCCTGCGTTTCCACTACCACTTCCTCCGGCACCTGATCCTCCTGGACCACTAGGGGCACGACCACCACCACTTGATGTTATAAAAAAACCATCTCCTGGAGATGCAAAACTAGATGCAGCTCCAGCTGTACTGTTACCTCCGGGACCTCCTTCAGGAGCTCCGGATCCTTTTGCTCCAACAGTAACTGTAATTGTTTCCCCTAAAGGGACTTCTAGTTGAGAAGAATCATCAGAAGTTCTAAAACCACCTGCTCCTCCTCCCGATCCAATTCCACCCATACCGCCTCCGCCACCAGCGATTACTAAATAATCTATAACAGCAGGTCCAGATGATCCACCAGCACCAAATCCTAAGACTTGATAACCAAACATTTTACCTTTTCTACCTTGAGTGTTTTTTGTGTTCTTACCTGATGTAAGCTTATTTTTTAAATCTCTCATATCTAAATTCCTTATGCGTCGTTAGCTGCATCAGTAGTAAAGAATATTTTGATACCAAGAACTCTTGCATCTCCAGTAAAAGTATCTTCACCCGCATTTGCATCTCTAAATAATTGAAAGTAAGTTAGTTGATCTACTGCAGGAGAACCTGCAATTGTCACTGCACTACTTACAGATGAAACTTGTTGATCTTCTACTGTTCCAATACCAGCATCAGCAACAGCGATTGCTGTTCCATAAACAACGTCAATAGTATCACTATCTCCACATGATACACCTTGCAATCTAAAAAGACAATCTCCTGTATTTGTATTACTTGGTGTCCAATAAACTTGATAAGTTATTGTTCCTTCATTCCATGATTTAGGAAAAGCTACTGAAAATTGTGCATGTTCATCTGTCCCTGCATCAAAATCTAATACTTTCATATCAGGTCTTAAAGCTGTTGTTTCAACTTGTTGGGGGTCAGCACCATTAGTTGTTGATGGATACATTGCTGAAGCTGGAACCCACATAGTTTCCAAACCTGCAATTTTAATTGCACCAGTGTTATCTCCAGCATCTACTGCTTTAGCAACTCCAGTTCCATTGGGAGCTATAGTTATGTCTCCATTAGCTGCGTCTGTAATTGTAATTGTACCTGAGTTAGTACCTGAGTTAGTATCTAAAATTAAATCATGTGCTCCACTAGAAGTTATAGTTGCATTTGCGGCACCTGTTCCAAAAACTGTTTCTCCA